ATAAGGAAATAATTTATTCAGCTTTTCTTTTCTTGCATCACATCCACAGTCTTTACCTAACTTATCAAATATCCAATCAGTAGCTTGTTTTATACCTGTAGCTTTTGTTATCTTTTCTACTGTATCGCCTAACCCTTTACTCATCACTAATTTTTTTTTTAATTTCTTTTATACAATTGTTTATTGTTCGCCATACAACTACGTGTGATATATTAGTTGCTGCAGATAGTTTTCTAATACTGTGGAATTTCTTTCTATATAAATTAAATAACTTTCTATCAAACCAGTAGAATTCATTTACTATATCATCAACTACTTTTTCTATATCTACATACTTTGTATTGTCTGCTTCTATAATGTTTTTTAGGTCTTTATCAATTAATAAATCTTTGTCAACTCTTATAGTATCAATGAATATATTGTGCATCATCTTATATATAAACGCTTTATTTAAAGAATCGTTATATAGAATATCATTAATTTTTACTTTTTTACTATCAATTTTGCTATGTAAAGAAATATAAAAGTCGTGTAATAAATCTTTTGCTGGTATTTTACTGTTGCTGGTTATTTCCTCAGCCATAGATAGCCAAGTTTTTTCATCTTTAACCAAGATGTGTAATATGTTATTTACTTCTGTACTCATCTAATTCAAGAAGTATATTTACAAAATCATCGTATTGTAAAGCAATGTAATCTTTTTCAAAGTTTTTAGTAAATACTACTACTGGTGTTTTTAGTGTACCACGTGCATCACCTTCACTTTGTTCTAATGCTTTCCAGATATTTAGTTTCTCTTGGTTTTTACATTCCCAGCTATATTCAGATAGTATTCCGCTTGTGGTCATAATATCGCCTTTAATACTTAATCCACCAGAGTTAGGTGTTCTTCTTATATTTGTATCAAACTTTTTAGCTAAATCTTTTGCAATTTTTAACTCGAATCTTTTACCTTTTTGATTTGCGTTTAAACTCATAATTTTTGAAAATGTTTTCTTATTATTGCTCCAAGTTCAGCATTATTAGGATATATTCTACACAAAAAAGCAATGTTGTACTCAAGAGGAGAATCATCACTACGATAGTGAGAGTCCTTCGTTTGTCTGTATTCATTTAATGTTCTCTTTTTACTTTTCAAAATATCTTTTTATTATTACAACAATTAAAGAACCAGAGATAAAACTGGTTATGTGTGATAGTATTAACATTAATAATATAGTTTTCATTTCTTAAATGTATTAAATTTTTTCTTAAGTTCTGCAGTTTCTTTATATGCTTTTACATTTTGCATTGTTAATAATGTTTGTTTGTTTTTCATTTCATCAACCATTAACCTCAGTTCCAACATACATTTTAAACTACTTTGCAACGTTTCTACCGCGTCCAATTTACTTTGTGTTACATTACCACTCTTTAAACCCTCTTGAGCTTTTAAAAGCAATATTTCTAATTTGTTCTTTGTTATTGTATAATCTAAATCTGTCATTGTTTTAAATCTTCTGAGTAAAGTAATTCATCACCAAGTTTTTTATCTAATGTTTTTATGGTTCTGTATATATCTATGCTTTTTCTTTTAACTTCTTCTTTTTCTGCTTTAGAAGAATCAGTTCCTAAGTGTGCATATAAACTACAATCTATTTCAAGTAATTTATCTATTTTATCTTTGTTAGTCCAAGTTTTAAATTCTAAAAACTTTTCTATGTCTTTGTATGTGTATCTCATTTTTTTTGTTTTAAAATAATCTTATTTGTGTAATTGTTTCATAACTTGTATCATAATTCTTATTATCTCCTTTTGGATATGGCATAACATTCCAAATAAAGTTTCTCATCATATCTTTTTTTTGTTTTTTGTTGCCTAAAAAAATTACATATCTATTTTTAAGTTGCATTTTGATAACTTTACCACCAATATTTATAAAATTTTGTTCTACTGTTTTTTCCTTATTAAATGGTAGATTTTTATTTTTAAACCAATAATCTTTTATATGTCTTGTAGTGTATTGTTTATTATTATAAACATATTCTTTAGGAGAACCACCTTTACCTGTAAACATAAAATTTAAAGCTTGATATGTGTAACCATTATGTCCATTGTTTGGGTCAGAATATGATACAACAATTAATGGTTTTGGTAATAATTTAAAAGTTTGAGATACAAACCAACTTTGTACGTTTTTTTCTAAATTATCATTTTTTATTAATCTATTTAATTCAATTGAGTTTTTTTTATATTTTAATCCACAACATAACAAAACATTTTCAGCAGGTGGTAATCCATAAGTGCAAACACCAACTAATTTATCCTTATTAAATAAACCAAAAGAATAAACAATATTTGGTATTCTGCCTGCATAATGTTTATAAATTAACCATTCTTTACATTCAAAAGATTTAATAGATTTTACATTATATTTATTCTTAATGCTCATTGTTTTTGTTTTAATACGTTATTACCACCAATTGTAAATCCTAAACCACTATTGTAATCAAAACATAATGGCTGGTCAAGAGTTGGTGTTCCTCCTGTTTCTTTGTCTTTAATTTTTTCTACTCTTACTTGTGTCATCATCCAGCTTTCAGGTGAATTAATAAATCTATGTATAGAAAGAAAAGAATCGCAACGATTCGCAAATACTTGGCCACCCTCAACATCAGATTTTCTTGGTGGTTGTATATAACCAGCATATTCGTGATTTGGAGGAAATACTCTTCTTGCTGATTCTGTCATTGGGTGAGTCATTACATAAATTGATTTACCAGTAGTATTGCAAAAATCTCTTATATCATTACATATTAAATAATTGCGTTCATATTGGTTTACTCTTCTATCGTGGTTTAAACCAGTAAAGGGGTCAAGTGCAAATGAATCACAATTACTTTGCTTAAATATCTTTAATAAATCTTTATGGTTATACATTTTTTTATTACTAACAAAAGTAAACCACTCTGAAATTTTATTATTGTATTTATCAATTTCATCTTTACTTAATTCAGCTAATTTACATTGTGCATACATTTGAATTAAATCTCTTGTTAATTGTCCAGAACTATTTTCTCCTGACCAAATACACCATTTAACATTATGTTTTATACTTAAGCATAAAAAATACCATAACATAAAAAAAGTTTTACCAACATTATCTAATCCAACAATTACAGTAAAGCTTCCACGCTTATGAACATACCATTTGTCAAACTCATTACCAATTTCTAAACCACGTTTGATTTTACCTTCTTTAAAAGCATATAAGTATTTTAAGTTATCTTCTTTATTAACTATCATCTTATAAAATTTGTAGTTAAATAAGGGTCTTTATTATCTTTTCTTATCTTATCTTTTCTTAATGCTTTAGCTCTGCTTAAGCCACCCTTCTTTCCGTTGCTAACATTTCGCTTGTGTTCTACTAACCTTTGCTTATACTGTTCGTCTAACCATTTAATGCTAATAGCTTCTTCTTCTATCTTAAATAACTCAGCATCTAACAATGTACTCCATTGTTTAGGTATTAATGTTTTAATTTGTTTTCTTGTTACGTTACATTCTTTGCTCCAGTAGTAGCAGCAAACTTTCATAAATGCACCTTGCACATCTAAGTCCATAAATGATATTGAGCCTGTTATCCATTGGTTTGGATAAAATTTAAAGTATGGTAATTCTTTCATAATTATATAGGGTTAAATTCATAATTTCTTGTATCGTGTTTAGTTAATTGTTTTATTTGATTTTTAGTTAATGTATGTACTAATTCCATTTCTTCTAAATACCAAGCTATTATTTTTGGATTATTAGGACAAAAACCATCACTTAATTTATTTAAATCAGCACAATGTATTTCACCATTTTTATCATCTACAAAAAATAAATAAACGTTAATATTACATTTTTTTTTAAATCTTTTATAATCTTCATAGTGTTTTACATCAATACCTTGAGCTTTCCATTTATTAAATCTTCCTTTTGTTTTTACATCAATAGCATATATTTCTTCTTTACTTTTTGTTGCAATAATATCTATCCAATGTGCAGATTTTGTAATTGGTTTATATATAATAAATCCTTTTTCTTCTAAAAAATTTATAATAATATTTTCACCTATATTACCTTTTTTTACTTGTGGTTTATCTTCCCAATTCATATTAATATTTATTTACATCATTACCAAACACATCCCAACCTTCTCTTTTTTCTCTACTAAAATATTCTAATTTTCTACCTAAAGTTATTTTATCAACCATATCAAAAAAAGCATCTGGTTTTCTTGAGTGTTGCCTTCTTGGTTCATTTATAATATCTCTGTATGTAGTATTATCCCAATATGGTTTACCTTTTATACCTACTAAACAAAATTCACATTGCATCCTAAACCAAGCACCCATTCCAATTTTTTCTTTATTCCAAACCAAAGTAGCTTTATAATCAAGATTCCAGTTTTTTAATATATCAAAAGCATCTGGTAAAAATTTATGTGTTGTCCATAAGAAAACTACAGAATCATTCATTAAAGGTAATTTAATATCTTTAATTTCTTGTGTACTCATTTCAGGATATGGATTTGCAACCCTTCTACTATTTGCATCATAAGAAGTTATATTTTTATTTTCTCCTTCATAGTTCCAAGCTGGGTCAATACTAATTACATTATATAAACCTTTTAATTCTGGTACTTTACCACTTTCTATATCTTCAATCTGTTCTTTAATTATATTAATTCTTTCCTCTTTCTTTTCTTCTTTCTTTATTTCTTTATAAGCAGCATTAATACTTACTTCACCAGTTGAAAG